TTGTTTGAGCAAAATCTGCTTCCGTTCCTCTTTACGGTGGAGTATTTTTCGCCGCAGTATTCACAAACACGACTCACCGGTTTCCACCTACCGAAATCGGAACTTCTGGCGTGTTTGATGTGCCATGCTATGCCTGCGGCGGAACGGTGCCATTCAGCCGCAGCCAATAAACATTTCTCCGATTGTGGATTGCCTGTTCTGTGTAATCTTGAATGGTCGCCGATTGGGATGGCTACAAGGTTGGCGATCTCGTTGTTTCTTATGTCTCCATCCTTGTGATGGACATTCCATCCCTGCGGCACCTTCCCGTAATGCGATTCATAGATGGCACAATGGAAACTCTTGCCTCTTGGAATGCCGTTTCGGTTCTGTAGAGTTCGGAAATACTTACACCACTTGGAGTGAGGATACCTCTTGAACGATACACCGTTGAAAACTATTTCCTCGTAGGCGTTGCCTGCCCTGCTGATACCCGTTGTGATTTTCATGGTTACTCCGATAGGGTTCGCTACCTTATCAGAGTGCGCATCCCGCCAATTCTTTTGAACCTATCTCCCATAGATAGGGTATGGCTGGCGACAAGGCGAAAGAGGGCGATTTGGCGCTGTTCAACCAACTGGTGAGCGGTGCGTTGCCCGCAGGAACTCCCCCAAACAAACCCGCTCCGAAGATTGTGGAAACACAACCGAAACGAGAGAGCAAGGCGGAGAAGCAGTGGCTTTCAGTCTTGAACGATGCGCTATTTACACCTGTTGAGGGTTGGTAATGCGGAATGTGAGTAAGTTGGTGGACAAGTTCGGCAATCCGTTGGGCGTTGAGAAAATGATTGACACGCGAGCCCTGCTGGGTATTGATATGCCCGGTGCCTACTATGACCGCTGGTTAAAACAAAAAAAGCCGAACCGTGACGAACTCATCAACCAATACACGGGCATTGCCTATTGTTGCGCGAACTTGAATAGCAATAAGGTTTCCGAAACCACTCTCAGGGTTTATCGCAAGGTCGCCGGTGATCGCAAGAAAAGGTCGCTGGATTGGAAAACGAAATCTCTGGACTATGCGAAACGGAAGTGGCTGGAAAACAACCCCGTCCGGAAAACACGGGTTGCCGATGGCGAACGGCTGGAGGAACTCACCAATCACCCGCTCATTGGTTTGTTGGACCACCCGAACCCCTACACCACTTGGAACACCCTCGCCTACCTCACCGAAATCTACAAGTGGGTGATTGGCGGTGCCTACTGGTGGGTGAAGCGGAAAAACGGATTGCCGGTGGAAATCTACCTTCTCTACCCGCAATACCTCCGCACCATCTACGATGACGAAAACAATGTTCCCCTTCACTACGAATACGGCAAGGCGAACTCCACGCAAATCTATCAGTTGGATGAGGTGATTCCGTTCCTGCCGTTCCCAAATCCCCGCAACCATTTTGAGCCGTTCAGCCCACTCTTTAGCGTCTTTCAGGAACTGGACATCGTAAGCAAACTTTCCGCTACCGAAAGCGCCGTGCTGGACAACGAGGGGAGGATTTCGGGCATCATCGCCCCCGCCAACGATACGGGCGGCGGCATCGGTGAGGAGGAAGCGGAACGGTGGCAGCATAGCATCAACACCACCATCCGCCGAGCGGGTAGCGGTGCCTTCCTCGTGTTGGAGGGCGACGCGAAGTTCATGCCCGTTCAATACAACCCACGGGACCTTTCCGTATTGAAAATCAGGGACGGCGCACGGTTGAGCGTAATGAACGCCCACGGTGTTCCATACCAACTTTTCTCGGATATGGCGGGCTCACAATACAATGTCCAGCAGGTGGTCATTGAGCAGTGGATTCATCAAGCCATCATCCCCCAGATTCGCCACAATCAAATCACTCTGAACCGTAGGTTGGTGGAACAATTTGATGACAGCGGTGAATTGTTCGTCGCCTACGATGACCCCAGCCCCCGCAACAAAGAGCAACTGCTGGACGAAACCACGAAACTCGTGGGACAAGGAATCATCACTCCGAACGAGGCAAGATCGGAGTATGGGTATGAACCTACGTCGTGGGGCGATAGTGCGGCGGGTATGTATTCCCAAAAGCAGGAAACAACGCCCGAACCGAAACCCGAACCCGAACAGGACGAGGATACCGATGAAGATGAGAAGGTAGAAACGGAAGGCGGCACCGCTGAGGAACCCGCTCCCGCCGTGAATCCCGAAGCGACCGAGGAAAGCAAGTTGCTGGGGATGGTGGGCGGAATCACGGGCGCTCTCCAAATCTGCCAAGCCCTCGCAACGGGGCAAATCGCCCGTGAAACGGCGATTGGATTGCTGGTTCTGTTTTATCACATTTCCAAAGAGGAGGCGGATGCCCTCATAGGGACCACGGGCGAGGCGAAGGAAGAGAAGGAACCCGAACCCGAACCCCAAGAGGGAACGCCTCCACCGCCTCCACCGCCCTCCAAGAGCAAGGCGATGAACGCCTTGATTGAGGTCCCCGATATAGTCCAAGCGGATCATTACTCGTGCGGTGCGGCTGCCGCAATGTGCGTTGGAAGGTATTTCGGAGTAGGTCCTGAAAGCCTGCCGGAATGGAAAACCGCTCTCGGCACCACGGAGAAGGATTCTACTCGCCCGCAGGCAATCGTGAATTACCTCACCTCGTTGGGGTTGAGCGTATCCGCCGCCGCCAACATGACCATTGAGGATTTGGAGGCGTGTTGCGAACAAGGGCAACCCGTTATCGTCCCCGTTCAGGACTACGGCAGTTCGTTGCCGGATGATGCCCAATTCAACTACGGGCATTACCTCACCGTGATAGCCGTCGCGCTGGGCTATGTCTTCTGCCAAGATTCCAGCGAGGACAATGTTACCCATGATAGTGGAAGTGTTCAGGCACCCGGACGGGTAATGATTGCCGCCGATGAGTTCCTGAAAATCTGGCACGATCGGGATGTGGACGGCAAGGAATACATCCAATACGGAATCGCCGTTGGGAAAACCAATCCCAAATGTTCCTGCGGATGTAACGGCGTGAAGAAGGAACACAAGGGACATTCCAAAGTTTTGCCCGATGGTAAGGCGTTGGAAAAGTGCCTTAAAAACTTCTTTGCCAAGCAATGCCAACGGGTAATCAAGAGTTGTAGGCGGGGTGGCGGCAAGGCGGAAGGTGATTCGGATTTGCCGTCCCGCTTCCTTCACCTTTCCCAGTGGGATACCGAACTCTACGTAGATTCGCAACCGTTGGTAGAGTTGTGCTACAAGAATGCCTACAAGGATTCGGGTGCGGAGGTGGTCGCTCGTGCGGGGATTTCGCCTGACGTGTTTGATGTTACCAGCCCCCACCTCTCCGAAAAGGTCAAGGATTTGTGCCTGAAGTTCTGTAGAGAAACGAATGAAACCACCACCACGGAACTCAACAAGGCATTATCCGATTTGCGGGATGAAGTTGAGGATGGATTGGTTGAGGGGGACCGCATGGGGGACCTCGTCGATCGGGTTCAAGGCGTATTCACCCGTGCCGATAACGAGCGGGCGGGATTGATTGCCCAAACTGAAAGTTCACGGGCGCACCACGAGGCGTGCATTCAATCCTACAAGGATTCGGGCGTTGTGAAGGCGATGAAACTTCTGCCCAGTTCCAACGCCTGCCCGTTGTGCGAATCGCTGGCGGATGAGGAGTATCCGTTGGACGAACCCATCTACTCCGATGAGGATGCGCCCGAAGAGTATCAGGACAGGAATGGACCTCCGATTCATCCGGGATGTGAATGCACTTTGGAGGCGGTGTTGGATACGGATTACGGGGAACAGCCCGTTCAGGAATCTGCCGATGAGGAGGGCGGGGATGAGTCTTGATTGGTTCGGGGACAAGGTGAACGCCAAGTTGCGAGAGGAGAACATCAAACGCCTCGCCCGCGCCGCCATCTTCTTGGAGAACGAAATCAAGGGGCAGTTGGGCGTGAAGGGTGCGGCGATTTCGGGTAGGGACAAATCGGGGCGATTTACGCAAGCGGTGTATGAGGCATCGGCTGCCGGTGATTTCCCCCACCTCCAAACGGGCGAATTGCGGCGCAGCGTAACTCACGAGGTGGATGAATCCAAGATGGTCGCCAGAGTGGGAACCAACAAACTCTACGCCCGATTCTTGGAAATGGGAACGGGAAAGATGGAACCCCGCCCGTTTCTTGAACGCACATTGGAGGCGAACCGCCCGCAACTCCGCGAGATACTTACAGGCAAAGGGTAGATAAAATATGACCAATTCAATCCGCAAAGATTTCCGGGACGTGAAGGTGGAGGTGGAATCCCTGCCCGATGGTTCACGGCAGGTAGTGGCAATCATTTCCACCGATAGCGTGGACCGGGACGGCGAGGTGGTGCTTCCCAAAGGGCTGGTGAAACAGCAGTTTCAGGGGAACCCCATCGTCCTCTATTCCCACGATAGGAAGAGTTTGCCCATCGGCTCGTGTAACTGGATTAAGGCGTTTCCGAACTTTCTCAAGGGCTGCTATCGTGTGACGGATAAAACACAACTGGGCAGGGATGTGTTTGGGCTGATTCAAGACGGAGTATTGAAAGCCCATAGCATCAATTTCCTGCCGATTGAATCGTCGCCGCCTACAACGAAGGAATTGATTGAGCGACCTGATTGGCAGGGAGCCAAACTCATTCACCGCAAGTGGGAGTTGTTGGAGTTGAGCGTATGTTCAATCCCTTGTAATCCCGAAGCGTTGGCGTTGGCGGTGGCGAAATGCGCACCCGAAACGAGGGCGGAACTGGGAAAGGCGTGGGAGCCCGAGGAATCATGCGTGGAGTGGGGCGTTGCCACCACGGTCGAAAAAACGATTGAGGAGAAACCCGCACCCAAACAACTACGGCAACCTACTCGTTGTGTATCGTGGAGTGAGGCTCGGAAACACTTGAACGAGGCGTTGAGCAACGCCGCAACGGTGGACGATTTCATGCGAATCCTGCGGGGCAAAGCGAATTAGTCGCATGAAAATCACCGCCACCTTACTTAGATAAGGTGGAACGAAAGTGCATCCGCACAAATTAGAACGCCTCAAGGGAAAGTCTTGCGCTTTCGTTCCACCTTGAGGCGTTTTTGTTTGGAGGGGTATGAAATCAGGTATCTACTACATCAGGAACAAGGCGAACGGAAAGGTGTATTACGGGTCAAGCAAAAACATCCAGCGACGATTCGCCGATCATCGCAAACGATTACGGCGAAAAAAACACGGCAACCTACACCTGCAACGAGCGTGGAACAAGTATGGTGAGGATGTTTTTGAGTTCGGAATAGTTGGGTATTGCGAGGAGGAATACTTGTTGGATATGGAACAGGTGTATTTGGACAACAACCCCGATGGATACAATATTGCCAAATGTGCGGCGGCATCTACAAGGGGAATGAAACATTCGCCGGAAACGAAGGAAAAATGCAGGCTCGCAAGATTAGGACAACAATGTTCTTCCGAAACACGGGAGAAGATACGGCAGGCAAGATTGGGTAAAGGGCGGGCAGGATTGGGATTAGGACGGGAGGTTTCTCTAGAAACACGGGAGAAATTGCGGCGGGCAAACATTGGCAGGAAACATTCACCAGAAGCATTGGAACGGATGCGACTGGTGCAGGGTTCGCCTGAGGCGCGGGAACGCAATCGACAGGCACAACTCGGTAGGAAAAAAACCCCTGAACAGAGAGAACGAATGAGGCAGGGTTGGGCAGCCCGCAAAAATCGGCAGCCTCCTGTATAGATAATTGCGGTGCTACTCCGATGGGCGGCACCGCAAACAGGTAGCGATTCTGTGCGGTTCATATCGGGACCGAATGCCGTAGGGCGATTCGGTGCGATTCAGGGACCGGGACGAATGATACCCAGAAACATTTTTTGGAGTATCCTCTATGTGGATTACGATGGTTAAGACTTTCTCTGGCAAGACTGCCGGTGAGAAATACGAGGTTGATGAAACCACGGCGAAGGAATGGATTGATAACGGTATCGCCAGCAAGTGTGAAACCGATCCGGTTGCCGAAACCCTCAAGGGTTTTGAGAAGAGTTTGCAGGAACGGGACGAGCGATTGGTGAAGGAAATCAGCAAGAGTATTTCCGCCGCCTCGCTTCCTACGATTGTTGCCAAGAGCGACGATGAAAAGCCCGAAGAGAACTTCTGGGTTTGCGTGGGCAAGTTC